AGCGCCTCCACGCTGGCGGCGATGCGGTCCTCTCCGGCATCGTGGGTAAGCGCCTCACCTACACCGCGTTGACCGCCGCGCCGACCGCCGTTTAGGGACGGGAACGGGACGCGCTTACCCCGCGAGAAGCGCGGGAAGCGGCGGAAGAAGTCTTGATCTTCGGCTTGGGGCCGCGTCTGTTGGGATTCTCCGCAGACGCGGCCTTTTCTGCCTCGACTCGCCGTAAGATCTCGTCCTTCGGCACCGTTAAGAGACGGTCCACTAGCGAGGTGAAGGCGTGAAACTCCTTCGGCGGACGAGACATCTTGCCTCCATAGTAGCCCTGACGGGACTATTCTTGGCGCTTGTGACGCTTGGTCACGAACTACGAGCACTGGCGCAATTACCACGGCAGCAACAAAGAGAACAGGCCGACAGCCAGCGCAATTCTCCCGGCCTGCCTGTCCGTCCGATTCCCCCGAACGATCTTGCTCTTGCCCCACCACAGGCCCCACAGCCCTACAGTGAACCGAAGCCCGACAATGAGTGGCTCAAGCCGTCTACGCTCATCAACGTAGCCTTGGCTTGTGCTGCCTTTTGGGCCGCTACTATCGCGCTGGACAGCCTGAGCGCCATTGAGAAGCAAAGCAGGGCGAACGAACTGGCGGTGCTCTATGCGCACCGGCCCAGGCTTGTCATCCGTCACATCGTTGTCAGTGGCATTTCCGCCGGCACTGTTCCTGATCGCCTGCAGAATGGCCGGGCCTGGATCGTCAATACTGGGCCGATGCCCGCACAGTTCATCGGCATACACGCCCAGTGGCTCATTCGCGACAGCCTGCCAGCCAATAACCCCGCCATTGCAGTTGAGCTTGGCCCCGTAGTTTCCGAAAACGTAGACCCGGGACATGTGATCCAACGCGACCTGCCTGACCGCGTGATGGACGGTGTAATTGAGCACGCGAGGTGGTGGAGCGATGCCTCCGACAGATCGCCAGACGGGTACCGAATCTTTTTGATTGGTTTTATTAAGTACTCCGACTCTATTGGCATCCGTCGCAAGTACTTCGCGTACCGATATAGCCACCGGAGGAGCCGCTTCGTGTCGCTTAAACACCCAAGCTACAACTACGAGGATTAGAGCAACGAGAACGCTAAAGACGGCTCCGCATATTCCTAAGTACGCGAATCCCGCCTCGCGCGTTCCCGTCTGTGAGGGCCGCCCTGTCGAGAAATGAGACGCGGGGGTCACTGAGGAAGTTTCCCCGTCAGGTATATTGTTACCGTCAGCAACAACTGGGCTACGGCCTATCTCGTCCCGCAACTGCTCCAACGCCGTCCGCTGATCGCGTGTCATCGCTGCCCTCCTCGCCTGACCCGTGCCGCATGGGCCAGCCAGCCCCGCCGATAGCCCCGCGCCTCAATCCGCGCCAGATGCCGCTCAACCCGCGCCCGGAGCGGCGCATCACACGCCGAGGCCGCGCCCCCAATCACCGCCAGGAGCGCCACCGCATCCCCACCGATGCGCGCCCGCACACGCGCCACGTAAAAGACGCGCGCCCGCTCGCGTCCCTTCGCCAGATTCGCCCGCGCCGTAGCCGCGTGCCGCTCGGCTTTCGCGTCGCCCATGCACGCCAACCCGCAATAGACGCCACGCGGGCGGGACACCGGCTTTTTCCGGCACCACGCGCAGAGCGGCCTCATCGCCTCCCCCTACTCACCGGCTTGCGCTTTCCGAATGTCCTTGAATCGCGAGAGCGTCTTCGCGACCAGATCCGACACCGTCCCAAAACCGCTCTGCGTGTCTCTCCGTATCGCGTGGACCGCTGACGGCTCTGGCGCCTGTGCGCCGAACTGCTCAGCCACACAGCGCGCGCAGCGGAGTTTCTGCGCCTCCGTCACCGTCGCGTAGACCGCACCGCGTGGCGTGTGACCTCCGCACCGTCCGCACTTCACCGGGACAATCGCGATCCGCCAGTTCATGCGCTCACCGCCTTGCGCGCTTTCCCGAGAATGTCGGCATCCGCGCACTTCGACCGGCTCGCGCACTCCGGCTCATGCGGGCATTCCCACGCGGTCCATGTCCCGCGCGCTTTCGCCACGCGGGCGCTCTGAATGCCGATGCCGGACTCCTGCCGTGTTTCGTCCTGCCACCGGCCCTGCTTCAACCACGTCCGTGGATGCGGGATGAACTCCCCTCCGTTATCCAGCCATTGCCGCGTCTGCGATTGCAGCAACACGGCGCTGAGCATGATTTCCAGTAGCGCATCGTCCGGCCTGATGCGTTTCCATTCAGCCCACGCGGCGTCTTTGCCGACTTTCCGGGGATACTTCGCCCAGAACACGTCGAAGCTCGCGCGCCATACTCCTTCCTGTTCCTTTCCTGTTCCCTTCCCTTCCCTTCCTACGGGCTCGTCTGGTGCTGGCACCGTGCTCGCACTGTGCTGTGGCGGAATCTCGCTGTCCGCCTCCTTGATGTGGGGCTGTTGATGCTTGTCCCACTTCGGGATGGCGATGAACTGCCCTCCGTCCCGGTCGTACCTGACGATGAAGCCTGCGTTTGCCAGACAGCCAAGCCCATCATTCACATCCAGGTCGTCATACGGGAACAACACGGCCTTGATCCGCGCTGGTCGGTCCTCCAGTCTCCCGGCGCGATCCGCCTGCGTCCACAGGCCGATAAAGAGTAGTCGCCACTGGAACGGCAGCGCCGCCAGTTCTTCGTTCAAGAAAAAGCCAGGCTTGATCGTCCGGATGCGCGCCATCTACCGCACCATAAGAACGTTCGCAGCAGCGCACACTTCCCGAATACATCCGGCAGGGTCGCGATGGAACTCCGACCCCGCAAAATGAATGACGCGCCATCCGTTCGCCATCAGATCGCGATCGCGGCGGTTGCGCCTTTCAACCTGACTCTTAGTGCGCTCATGGAAGTCGTGGCCATCTAACTCGATTGCCAGTGGCAACATGGCTTGACCGTTCGGCAAGTGTTCGTCGGTCTGCCACACCGCGAAATCGAGCCTATAGTCGCGACCGTTAACCGTGACTTCGGCCTGTGCCTCAAGATGCAGGGACCACGGCACATCTGGCCCCGTTTGCATCATGTAGAACCAGAGCGCAAACGCCGCCTCAAGGTGGCTGTCATACGAGTCGCGATGAAACGCGCGCTCGTAGGCTACGCAGTGGTCAAGGATGCGCCGCCCGAGCCAGTCGGCCGCGCGGGCTGAATGTTCCTGGTAGAAATCCGATTTGATGATGTCTTGCAGTGAGACGCCGGCCATCTATCGCGCCTCCCAGATGGAGGGTGAGACAGCCAGGGTGCTAGAATCTGGAATTGCTGCGGGGGTCAACATCAACGCACCTCACGCGTTTGGTGGGAGCCAACGATTGCAGTCGTTGGGTCTGACTCCCGTAGTCTAGCAATTCGCTGGGCGGCGTTCAACGGTTTTCCCTCGGGCGCAGGCCAGACATCACGCGGGGCGCTCATGCGGCATCGCCCCCGAACAGATCCAGCGCACCCTGCGCCAGACGACGCGCCGCGATCTCGCAATACTTCTCCTCGCGCTCGATGCCGATAGCTTTGCGGCCGAGACGCTTGGCTGCCACCAGTGTGGTGCCGCTGCCCATGAAGGGATCAAGGACCACGTCAATTCCAGATTTGGGAAGAAACGACAGGCACCACAGCATCAGCGCCTCGGGTTTCTGTGTGGGGTGCTGCTTCCCACCATCCACCCCAACGGCGCGATAGCGGAATACGCGCGGGGCGAACCTGAGATTCGTCCAGCAGTATTCAACCTCTCCGAAGTTGAGGCCGTCGATCTTCTTGTCCCACACCAAGTATCCAAATGTTGGCGGGAGTGATAGGTGACACCCGCCCCAGAGCATCGCTGGCGTTGCCGTGAGTGTTGCAAGTAGCTCAGCATCTGGGGCCACATCCCATGCCATTGCACCGTTGTCAGCGTTGCCGCCACTCCGTCGCGTAGCGGCCGATCCACCCTCGGCCAACACGCCATAGGGAGGGTCTGACACCACGGCGTCAAACTTCAGCGTCGGCAGCACGTCGAGGCAATCGGCGTGATAGATCGTGACCGCGCCATCCTCGTAATACGGCGTCACTGCGCCCTCCGACAGTCCCGACAGGTGTAGACCCCACCCGACCAGCGGGTGACGTAGGAGGGCCGACCACAGGCGGCACAGCGCAGCAGCGTGGCCTCTTTCTGGTTTTGGTCGTAGCTCATGCGGCGTCCTTCGGCGTCAGCGCCTGCTCAGCCCACGTCAACGCCGTGCCGTCCGTCACATCCGCCGGGCAGACCCGCAGCAAGCGCCAGCCCGCAATCGCGAGCGTGTTGTACTTCTCCATGTCCTTCCGAAAGCCGCTGCCGCGTGTGTGCCGTCCGCGCATCCAGATGCCGCCTTCCACTTCCAGCGCCAGCCGTCGATCTGGCCATGCATAGTCGAGCCGCCATTTCCGCGTGGGATGAAAGCGATACTCCGGCACCGGAACCGGCAGGCCGAGCGCCTGACACTGCCGCGCGAAGTCGATCACGCGACCTCCCGCCGATGCATCGCGCGTTCAATGTCCGCCGCCCGCTGAATCATCAGATTCCCCTGCCGGCGCATCCAGGCCGCCGCGTGCCGGGCCTCCTCCACCGTCGCCTCGGCAATCAGCGCGTAGCCCCGCTGTCCGCTGATGATCTGGCCGTGACTGGCCGACGCAATCGCTCGGAGTGTCCGGTCGTTGAAGCCGTGCCGCCGGAGCTGCTTGGCCGTCTGCCAGCCCGACCCGCGCAGTAGGTCACAGAGCGCCGCGACCAGCACGGTTTCATTCGTGGCCGCGATCTGCCAGAACGTCGGTTGTGTCATGGGCGGTCGTCGTGGCGCAGCCGATAGTCACCGGCAATCCACGCTCTGATGTCGAGTTCCGCCTTGCACAGCGCTTCATCGAACGACACACCAGACCACCGATAGTGTCGGTTGGGGCCGATCAGGTAACAGTGCAACTCAATCCCCCACGCTTCTTCGCGGAGCCAGCCGTAGTCGTGCTCGTGCGCGGCCCGTTCTTCAAAGAAGTTAGGCAGCGACACCGAAAGCGCTCCCTCGTAGGACTTACAGTGGCCGTCCTCTGCCAGCGACTGCGCGATGGCTGTGAACAGCTCGGCACGCAGTTGCACGAACCGCTGCCAGTGCTCGGCCGTTGGGCCAGCCTTTCGCACACGCTCTTGCACTTCCTCTGGACTTGGCCCCTTCCAGAGGCCCTGATCCGTGTTGTATTCCGTCATGCCGCCCCCTGTGTGCTGTCTGAAACAGCCCCCAGCCCGAGCACGTCGCTAGACTCCCGCAGGGCCGTGCTGGCCTCGATAAACTGCAATGGCCCGTTGGCGTCCGTGCCGACAATCCGCAGCCGGTGGGCATGAATCGCGGAATGGCACGCCATACACACCAAAACGACGTTTTGTTCCGTGGTCGGGCCTCCCTGCGAGCGGAACACGATGTGATGCCGATGCAGCCCGGAGCCACGGCCACAGCACCGACAGAACACATCCCGCGCCGTCACGGCCGCATAGACCGCGCGGCGTCGAGCGGCGTCCCGGTGGCGCTTCGAGGGCCGGCGCGTGGGCTTGGGGATCGGCGGCATGTCTCAGAAGGGGATGTCCGATTCGTTGATGGGCGCGACAGACGGCCCGTCCTCGCGCGGCTTGCTCTTCATCACCCGCCACTGCGGCGCTCGCTCGTGGCTGCTCTTCGTGCGGAAGCACACCACCTTGACGCCGTTGACCTCGCCGGTCATGTACTCGCCCTTCGCGCTGCTCTTCACCCACAGCGCCCCGATCTCGTCTGGATCTTTCTCGTATGCCATTACGCGGCCTCCTGTGCGGCCTGTCGCAGCGCCGCTTCCTGTGCGTCCACTTCCCGAAGAAACTGCCGAACGTTTAACTCGTGCGCGGCAAGGTCCACGCCATGCACACGCGCGATCGACGGCGGCATGGATACGGGACCCGTGATCGGGCTGACCACCATCCGCACGATCACCAGCCGCAACGGCGCGGGCATCTGCGGGCAATAGCTCGCCACGTCCCACCAGGGCGCGGATGTTGTGAGCAGCGTGTGCGCGATCTGAGCTTCGTAGTCCGCCACCAGCAGCGACGGATCGAGCCGGTAGGCGTTGTGATTCGCGGGCCGGGGCACCTTCACATCCACGCCGCCGAGGAACACATCCACGGCTGGATACATGGCGATGTCCCCATGCCGCTCTGGATCGCCTTCGATACCCAGCCCCACCAGCGCCCCGTCCGGGCTGCACCCGATGGGCAGATCGTCCCGGTAGACAAACCCCACCGGCGTCAGCAGATGCCCGGTCCGCGCTTCGTAGGCCGCCAGCGCCTCGGCTTCCAGTTCGCGGCCACGCTCGGTATCGCCGTTGCCGCCGAAATCCTCCGGCAACGCGGCCCCGTTGATGCGCTCCAGTGCGAGCCTGAACCGCAGGTCACGCCGCGTGGTCGATTCTTCGCCTTTCTTGCGGCCCTGCATCGCGGGCACATGAGCGAGGGAGGCGGTCAACTTGCCGGCGCGGGCGGCTCTCCAGTCGTCCGACCGTTGATCGATATTCAGGATGTGCCTCACTCCGCCTCCGACGCGCCGACCTTGCGGGCATTCGCTTTCAGCGCCTCGCGGGCCTGCTGGCTGACGGTCGCCACGTAGTGCGCCCGGAACGCCTCAGGAGCCGCCTTGAACGCCGCCGTGAGCGCGTCGAGGCCGTTGTCCGCCGTCGCCTCGAAGTCCATCAGCCACTCGGGATAGCCCACCAGGCCGGCCGGCTGCGCCGGTTCCGGCGTGGTAGCGTCCGCGTCGTTGTCACCTTCCGTGGGGATGCAGAACGTCTGGAACGCCGCGTACTTGTAGGCCGCGCTCATGGCCTTGTTCGTGGCCTTATCGCCGCTGTCCTGGGCTTCACCGTAGGTCCGCGCCGTCACCTTCGACCCGTCCGACACGGCAATGAAGTCGAACTCCGCGCAGACCGTCACGTAGAACTGCGCCGTGCCCGACTTGCTCACCCGGTCCACGCTCTGGCGGTCCAGAATGCGCGGCACCACGATCAGCCCGTGCTGTGGGAGTAACGGCGCGAGCGCCCCGTAGACCTCATCGATACCGCGGAACTTGTACCGCTGCTGCTCGTTCGTGCGGCTCTTGGAAATGCCCACCTTGGACAGGGCCTCCCCGATACGCGAAATCGCCGCGTAGACTTGGGATTGCGCTACCGTCACCGCCACTGGTGCCTCCACTACTGCTGTGCTGCTCACGCTGCCTCCTTCGTTCGCTTCCGCTTGCTGCTGTCCGGTTCCGCGTCCGGTGTCACAATCCCCAGGTCGAGCAGTGCCCACGTTCGACAGTCCTCGATCAGCGCCGAGACTTCCGGCTGCGTCATCTTCGACATCGAGAGCCGCGCTTTCAGTGGCCCGTGTTCCCCGCGCAGCTTCCGCATCACCGCGTCATGCACCGCGTCGTGCTCCCACCGGCCGTACCCCAATTCCTCGGCCAGTAGCGGAATCAGGACGCCGTGCCAGTAGCCGAGCTGCTCGGGTGACTTCGCGGCCTTCACTGGCGTGAGTGCGAAGCCGTGGCCGGGATGCTGCGCCATCCACGCGATCAGCAGCCGCCGCGCCTCCCATGTCAGCCGCTTGCCATCGTCCGAGACGGCCCCGCGAAAGACGGGCGTGTTCACCAGCCGCCCCGCTCCCGCCACGTCTCCCGCCACCGGGCCGTGGCATCCGCCCGGTAGTCGTGGCACAGCACGCGATTCCAGCGCACCGCCCGCCCGCAGCCCTCGGCCTGACAGAAGCCCGTCGGCTTGCGCGCCTTCGCCTTCGGCACGTCATGCGCCCGCAGGACGGTCGGACGCGGCTGGTGATACTGCGGTGCCCGCGTGTCGATGGCCCTGATGCGTAGTTCCTGCTGGAAGAACGCGATATTGAGATCCGTCAGGGCGGGGCTCACTTCGGCCCCCACTGGCTCGCCGCGAACATGCCCCACGCGAACGATGCAACGAGGTTCACAACGACAGGTGCGCCAGTCAGCCAACACACAGACCCGACCACCGCCGCACCCGCCACCACAATCAGCCAGAACGTCGTCATTACGCCCTCCGTCTCAGCGTCACGACATCCACACGCGGCGCGAGATGCCGATACAGCGCCTCGAATACATGCCCGGCTGCGAACAGCCACGAGAACAGCAGCAGCCCGACACCCACCAGCAGCCACGCGGCCACCGGCACCGCCTTGGACCAGCCCGCCAGCCCGTCACTCGCCCAATCGAACAGGCTGCGGACCAGCACCGGCAGCTCGTCCCGAAATTCGCGCGGCATTACCAGATCCTCCGGTTGCCTTCATCGAGCCAGTCCTTGCGCTTGGCCCGCGCCCGCTTCCAGGTATGCCAGCCCTCGAACACGCCGCCCGCCAGGAAGAAGATCGCGAGCAGCAGCAGGTAGCTACAGAGCGTCCCGAGGTCAGCGGACATCGTCATCCCCCAACGTCAGCGACCCGAACAGGCAGACCCCGCCGAGCGCCAGCAGCGCCAGCGACGCCAGCGCCATCACCACGACCTGCCCGCCGAGCAACCACACGATCCGCCCGCCGAGGGTCAGCAAGATGCCGCCGATGCTGCCCGCCACCATCCGCTCGCTGAACGTCATCGCTTCACCATCCCCGTGGTGGTCACCAGTAAGGCAGCCGAGAAGACGGTGATTCCGCACAGGACCGACCTGCCTGCGACAGCGCACCCCGCCGCCAAGCCGCAGTTCAGCGCGAAGATCAACGCGCTGAACACGTCTCTGCCGCTCACTTCGCCACCGCCTGCACCGTGTTGGCGAGGCCGGGGATCAGCCCCGTCCAGCCGATGGTCTTCGCCGCGCCGTCGGCCTGTCCCTTCGGCAGCGCGTGCAGGCCGAACGTGCCGAGAATGAACAGCCCCTTGACGCCGTAGCGCACCGCCCGCTTCTTCATCAGCGGATTGAGTTCCGTCCCGCCCCGCGCCAGCGCGACATCAGTTGAGATCAGGTCCAGCGCCTGGCCGAGAATCGCGAAGGCGATCAGCTTCTTCGTCGTGCCCCAGCGCATCGGCTGGGCCGCAGGCGAGACGGCCCCGAAGGTGAGCGGGCCGGTCGTCACCGTCTCCGGGATTAGCACGCCCTCCGGAAGCGTGTCGGCCTTCACCACAACCGCGCAGAGCAACACCGCCGCGAGTAGTCCGTGCTTCATGCCGTCCTCCACCGCACATGCGTTTCCACATCCGCCCCCAGCCCTTGCGCCCCTACCGTCAGGAACGGCTGCGCGATCTCCGGCACCGCATACACGGCCTCGAAGTGCAGCCGCTCGGACCCGGCGATCCACCGGGAGAGCTGCGCCGGGTCCAGATCCGACCCCCGCGCCGCCCCGATCAGCCGCGCCGCCTCCTTGATGGACAACCCCGCGATCGAGATCGCCCGCCCCAATAAGTGCCCCACCGACCGCTTCGCCTCATGAACCGTGAGATCCGCCTTCAATGGCGTCTCATGCATCAGGCGTGGCGTGACGATGTCTAACCGCGTCAGACTCCTACCCATGACGACCCTCCTCCGTGCTTACCAGCGCCGCGAATCGCGCGAAGCCATCCCGCGCCGGGCACTGCCGTTCCTGCCATTCCCCGAGACAGAGCGGGCACCCGAAGGCTCCGGCATCGCTCCGAGCCTCGGCTTCGAGCGAGCGCGTGACCGTCGGACCCGCCCAGTGATGCCGGATGCACATCGCGGCGTAGGCCCCGTGGCCGACGTGAAACACGGACGGGCGTGGCGGGCACGTGTCCGCGTGCAGATGTGGCGGCTGCGCCTCGCCGTGGCGATCAACCGACGGGAGCGGATCAGACTGGAGCGTCTGCTCACACAGGAGGCAGGGCATGGTCAGCACTCCTCGTCGTAGTCCGGCCCATCGAGCCGCCCGAGGTCGATCCGTTCCGCGCACAGCAGGCAGAGCTTCCAGTCGTCCGCTGTCAGCGCCGCGCCGCATTCGCAGTAGTCCGGCTCGGGGGCCAGCGCGTTCTGTTCTTCTTCGGGCTGCGTGGTCAGCCAGCGATCCAGTCCGGTCACAGTGCCTCCTTCATCTTCTGGATGACCCGCAGATCCCACAGCAGCAGGCGCGGGCCGAGCCGTTCGGCCGGTACGCCGTGGCGCTTCAGCCACTTGCGCGCCGCAGCCACCGGCCGCTTCGCCGTGGAGAAGTACTGCGCGGCGATCACTTCGGTGCGAACAAAGTCAGGCATGGGCTTAGTCGCTGTCGATGCAACGCGCGGCTGCATCGCGGATGGACGCCGCGACACGGTCGCCGCGCTCAGTTAGGGCAATCTGAATGTTCCGAGCCGCCTGCGTGGTGATCTGCTCTGCGGATTCGTCGGTGCCGAGCTGGCAGGCGCACCAGAGCGCGTCGATCAGCGCCGCTTTGCTGACGGCGTCGCACATGTCAGCGAACTCAGCAGAGGCCATCAGCGCAGGCTTCTTGTTGATGCCGCTCATGCGGCCTCCTGAATCGCCACGCTCGGCAGGTCCGCCACGCGCACGCGCAGCACGCGGGCAATCGCCTTGCGCTGCTCCGGCGTCGGGACGCGCCAGCCGTTTTCGATCTTCGAGTAGAGGGTGGGATCGACCCCCGCGAGTGCGGCGGTTTCGAGCGCCGTCAGCGCCCGGTCATCCCGGAGGTTGCGGTAAGCCCGCCGGACCGCCCGGCGCTGCGTCTCGTTCAGCATGGCCAAACATTACGCGAGACATAACTTTCATGTCAACAAGTTTCTTATGCGGCACAGAAGAATCTTGGGGCCGAGAGGGCTTCCGGCCACGATAGGACGCCCTATGCCACCGACAAATGAGACGGCGGACCGCCTCAGGGCCTACGTGCGGGCACGGGTGCGGAAGGACGGTGCCTACTATGTCCGGGGTAATGCCGCCAGACTGGCCGAAGCCCTTGGGGTGTCGCCGGGATGGGTGACCACCTATACAGATGACCCACCAACCGCCCACGCCGACCTCGATCTGGCGCTGGCGATCTGCACGTTTTTCGGTATTTCATTACCAGATTTAGGTATTGCCACTCAGCCGCGCACGGGCGCAGGATCACGCACCGGAGGGTCGGATGCTGCACCACGTCGTGCCGTTCTCCTCGTCGCGCAGGCCGAGGCCCGCGCATCTGAGCTTTATGCCCGACTCGTCCGCGCCAGACGCCTCGTCCGTGCCGTCGCCGCTGCTCTTGCAGACCCAGAAGAAACTGGCCCAGATCGTCGCCGTCGCACCGGAACTACTCCCCGTGGTGGATGACCTGCTCGACCGACTCTTAGAGCTGATCGACCGCACGAACGAATAGCCCGTGCCCGCCCACCTGACGCCCACCCCGCACGGGGTGCAGGCCCGGCTGACGATCCGAGGGGTCCGCTACTCGCGCCACTTCCGGCGCGGGACGCCGGACTATGCCATCCAGAAGTGGCTACTCACGACGAAGCTGGCGCATGTCCAGCCGGGCGCGACAGCCGCCTCGGGGACGTTCGCCGCCGATGCCGCCGCCTACCTGGCGTCCGTCGCGGCCATGCCGACGTTCGCCACGCGGACGCAGCACATCGAGGAGTGGGTCGCCTACTTCGGGAAGTCCCGCCGCCGGGACACGATCACGCCCGCCGAGATTGCGGCCGCGCTCCAGATGTGGCGCACGGTCCCCCCGGCTGATGACAAGAAGCGCAACGCCATGCGCGGGCCGACGCTCTCCGCTGCCGCCGTGAACCACCGCCGCACGGCTCTCATGCACCTGTGGAGCACGCTGGACGGCAAGCACGCGCCCAACCCCGTCCGATCGGTGCCGAAGTTCCGCCGCCCCGACGTGCAGCCGCGTGCCCTGTCGTACGCGGTGATCGGGACGATTCTCCAGCAGCTCCCGCCCGGTCCCGCGCGTGCCCGGCTCGAGGTGATGGCGCATACCGGACTCCCGCAACTCCAGATCATGCAGCTCACCCCGGCCGACATTGATCTCACGGCCAAGACGCTGACGGTGCGCGGGCGGTCGAAAGGGGCCGGGACACGGGCCAGCGTGCGCCCACTCAGCCAGGCGGCCGTCACCGCCCTGAAAGCGTTCATCGCCGCCGACGCCTGGGGCCGGTTCGATCCGTCCGTCCTTCGCCAGCAGTTCATGCGCGCGTGCAAGGCGGCCCAGGTGCCCCCGGTGACGCCCTACGCGCTCCGCCACAGCTACGGAACCGAGTTACTCAGGCTGACCGGCGATCTCCACGCCACGCAAGCCCTCATGGGCCACAGCACGCCCCAGCAGACTCAGCGCTACGCGATGGGGGCGAGTGATACCCGCCTCCAGGCCGCCATTGCCGCGCTGGATAGGCGAAAGTCAGCCCCGCGTGCTAAGCGAAAGGCTAAGAAGTCGAGAAAGACTCGGGAAAAGGCCTGAAGTCGTTCCCCTCATAACCCAAAGGTCGCGGGTTCAAATCCCGCCCCCGCAACCAACAAAACCCCACAATTTCCTAGCCATTCTGCGGATTCTGGCCGTATTCGGCCGGTCAGTCGCGTAGCCATGAAGTGCCCACAAGGCCCCATAGACACCCGGCGAAAGTGCTAAGCCGTGCTAAGGGGCAGTTGACAAACCTAAGCGCTTGTGTTATACTGTTTGTCAGTAGAGGGTGAGTCACGAATGCCAAACAAGATCCGAATCGAGCGATACGGCAGCCTTGTGCGTGGGACGTGGGAAGCCGAGCCGGGGCATGTTTGGGCTAGCCGCGGCGTGCATGAAATGGTGTCCGAGGCACGAGGCGGACGCGATGCGACGGAATGCGTGAAGCGCGACCTTCACACAGACGCGGCGATGGGGCAATACAGATGCGAAGAACCGGAGTGCGATTGGTGCCATCCGGAGGAAGAGGCGTAGTGGAGGGCTGCGGTATGGTAAGCGTAGGCGACAGAAACGGATTCCGGGCACTGAAAGCACTCGCGAAGGCGGCACAAGACGAGCGGGTAGATGAGATTGAAGGTGGCGGCTGCGACGAAGGCCGCGCCCTGATCCATTTGAAGCCGGGGTACGTGTTCTCCGGGTATGAGTCCCGCACGAAGGGCGTCGGTAGCGGTGAAGAGTTACGCTACGCGCTGTCCATTATTGAGCGGAGGGCCTGAGGCATGGCGAAGCACCCCGCCGCCGTGGCGCTCGGTAAGCTTGGGGGTGCCGTGCGCTCAGACAAGAAAGCCGCCGCCGCGCGGAAGAACGGGGCCAAAGGTGGCCGCCCTCGAAAGAAGCCGAGCTAAGTGGCTCAGGCCGGTGCGCTGACCCTCTTTCCACCGCCGGGGTTGCGATGGTCCCAGCAGGCCGCGCACCGGCCAGACCGCCTTACTTCCCGCTAGTTGCCGTCCTTCGTGCCGCCGTGCGTGCCGCCGAGCAGAACGCCCAGCATGGCGACCGCTGCCGCCTTGAACGTCAGGCCGTTCTGTAGGAACTCCAGATAGGCGATACCCAGCCCCGCCGCTGTGGTGAGGGGGGCCTTGTAGACGTTCTGAATCAGGTTGAGCAGGTTCATGATCGCGGTTCTCCATCGGAGCGGCAGGGGGAGCACTTCCACGAGTGATGCCGCCGCAATCACCACCCGCGTCCAATAGACCTGTGAGCGATAGAGCGCGTGGGCCGTGGTGCCCGTGCGCTGCCGCAGGTCGTAATCCGTCGCCCCGCGCTCCAGCTCGTCATGGAGCCGCTTGGCCCGTGTGCCGATCTTGAGCGTGGCTAGCCAACCCATGACCGGCCACAGACCTGACAGAACCAGCCGCGCCCGATTTTCTCGATACAGCGTTCCTCGCCGCAGAAGGGACAGGTCATCGGGTGCGCTCCACGATGCGCGTCAGCAGCTTCGCCGCGAGGCGCTGGAACCAGTTCATCCTGGGAGCCGCGAACCGGCCTGACGTATCGCGGATCGGCTTACGCGCCGTCATCGTCATCCTCCTCCGGCCCGCTGTAGCCGGTGGCATCCGCCCGCACGCGGACCGGCGTCGGGGTGCGCTGAATCGACAGCCGAATATCCCCGCCGTCGTTCCCGTTGCCCCGTGCCGCTGACACGATCAGATACTTCGGCCCCACCGCCCAGCAGGAGACGCGCTCCCGTGGGGACGGGTCCATCGTCCAGACCGCGCGAGGGCCGGGCAGGCTCATGCGGCCATCGCTCCCGTAGGGTTCACGATGTCCAGATACACATCCATGACCCGCAGCGCCCGCGACAGCCGCGCGAACACCTCGTCAAACGCGGCCCGCGACTCCCCGATCTGCGTCGGGCTGATGCGCGTCTTGCCGAGCAGCAGGCACCCTTCGGTATCGGCCGCCGTGTTCCCCGGATGGATGCGAATCCCTGAGAAGCCCGGCACGTCCAGCAGGATCGGCAAGGGCCGTTTGAACCGCGCGGACGGGGTAATCGCCAGCTTGTAGCGCCCGGCCGGGATGGCTGTCTGTCCGGCGACTTTCCAGACCTGCACCGGCATGCCAGGCATCTCCCGGATGGCATCTTCCAGCGTGTAGCAGAACCGGCCGGAGCCGAGGTCCAACTCGCCCAGCGTGGCCCCGGCGAACGTCGGAAACCGGCGGACGGTCCAGATCATCGGCCGTGCTCCCGCCGCCATTCTTCCAGCGCGGCGACCTTCGCTTGCAGCACTGGCACCGCCTGCACCATCGAGGCGAAGTTGCTCGAGCGCTCGTCGGCTTTGTCCATGCGCTTCACGATGTCCGCGTGATACTCATCCACGCGCCGGGACAGGGCCGCGATGTTGTCCGTGACGCGACCGGATTCGGCCGCGTGGCGCTTGTCCGTCTCCACGTCGTTCCGGCGGGCCAGAAACGCCAGCCCACCCCCAAGGAGTCCCAGCCCGGACATCACCAGTCCCGCCACCGTTTCCCCACTCATCGCAGCACCAGCCACAGATGGCCGAACCCGTTGCCGAACAGCAGGGCAATCCCGATCCGCTCGGGCCAGCTAAACGCGCGATGCCAGCGCAGGATGAGCGCGGCCATGTCAGCGACCCGCCACGGCGTCCTGAAGCGCCCGGCGCAGCCATCCGATCCCCGCCGCCGCCGCGCCGGTCACGCCGGACGCCCCCGCGACCCACTTTGCGGCCTTGCCAGCTTTGGCCGCGCGCGCATACTCCGCGACGCCTCGGGCGTACTGGTCCGCTGTGCCCGCTGGACCCAGCGCGGTGGTCAGGTCCGAGCGCATCCCCTGCGTCAGACGAACCAGCTCGCGCATCGCCGCCTTGGACGTGCCCTGCGCGTCCTTTGCGGACAGGTCGCCCAGCTTGGTAATGAAGTCCTGTGTTTCCTTCGCCAGTAGATCCCCGCCCCTGTACTGCGTGACTTTTGGATTCGTCAGCCGGTCCAGCAGTTGATTGACGACCTTGTTCCCTGTGCCCGCCAGATCGCGCGAGCGCAACGCGGCGGCCTGCGTGGCTTCAGACAGCGGCACTGTGACATCCTTAGCCGCTTCCAGCGCCGCGCCCATGTTTGCGCCGGCCCGTGCCTTGCTGATGCCGAGGCCCTTGGCAATCACGCCGGGAGCCTTACGCGCGACCGACACGGCCAGCTTGCCAGGCCCGTAGAGTTCCGCCGCGAGTTCCGCCGCCGCGCCCGCCTGTTCCATAGGCGTCCGGCGCGTGGTGTCTACCGCCACGGGCGGCACGAGGGCGTCCAGCTTCACCACACCGGGAATCTTGCGGAGAAGGTCACCCCCAGCACTCACGGACTCCATGGCCCGTTTCATAAACCCACGCGCCAGATCCCCGCCCGCGAGCGCATCCATCGCTACGGCTGACCCGCCAGCGTTCGGCTGCTCAGAAGCCTGACCGCGCACAATCGCGGCGGCTTTCTTCGGGTCCATGCCAGCCGGAAAGACGTGCTCGGTGCCGTCGTCTCCGATGATGACGATCTCGTCGCCCATATCAGCGCCTCACCGGGTTCCCGTTCCCGTCGTAGTAAACGCGGACCGCGCCGCCCGCGCCGGGCTGACCCGCCGGAGGCACCGACGCCTCGGGAATCCGCCCGGTTTTCAGAAACTCCCGCGCGTCCCGAATGGCCTGCCGCGCGTCCTCGGCGGAGATGTTCGGATTCTGGAGAATCGTGGACTTCTCCTTGATGAAGGCGACGTCTCGATCCGAGGCCGGACCCTTGAGGCTGCTCATATTCGGCAGCGCCAACGCCGCCACGACCGAGTTCGCCATCGCCCGCCAACTCCGCGCGTCCTGCGTCAGCCCGCGCAGTTCATACGCGCCCGTCGCCTTCTCCAGTCCGGGGTGATTCTCCAGACGGTTCAGCATCTCAATGGCGTTCTGCGCGTCGTTCGTGCGCGTCGCCTCCGCGCGGGTCCGCTCCGCGTTCGCCGCTTCGTTCTTGTCTTCCAGCCCAGCAATTTGCAGCTCTTTTAGACGGGCATCCAACGCCCGCGCCTGCGCGTTCCCCTGTGCCGCAATCGTGGAGATCATCTGGCGCATCTCACGCTCGGCCGCCGCCCGCTCACCGGCTGCGATGCGGTTCAGGTTCGCTTGGCCTTCCATAAACGTCCGCTGTGCCTCGGCGTCGGTATACTTGGCCCCAGGCTGGAGCCTCGTCCGACCTGGAGCTTGAGATACCGAGTAGGTGGGCACGTAGCCATTCGCCTCGCTCGGCTCCTCCTGCATCGGCCCCTGCGACACGACGCCAGGAATCCTCTGCAACTTTGAGCCGAAGCCCTGCCGCTCCACGGCCGCCACGGCTTCGGGGGCGAGATCGCTGTCGTCTGGCCTGGCTTCGTCGATCATCCCCTTAACCTGCGTGTATTCCCGCTGGTCGATCAGGCTCTTATTGATCTCCGCTTGCGCCGCTGCTTCCCGCGCCGCCTGCTCACGCCGAAACGCCAAGTCGTCATTGCGCGCCGCAATCTCGGCGTCCCGCTGCCGGATCGCCGCTTCCTGTTCCGCGCGGGCCTGTGCGTCCAGCTGGGCCTGCCGCTCCAGCGCCTGCCGGCGCATCAGTTCCTCGACGATGGCATTCCGGGCCGAGGCACCGGGACTGACGAAGTTGAGCGGCATGGCTAGAACCTCATGTTCCCGGTCACGTTGGCGCTGGTGATCCCCGGCGCGGGCGTCCTCGCACCAGAGGACGACGGCATCCCACCCAGCAGGGCACTCAGCCAGCCCATCACCGACTCGCCCTTGCCCGCCTTGAGCAGACGCGGGTCGACCGTCGCCATCGGGTCACCGATGGAGACGTTCCGCCGCGTGACTTCCGGCATCGGGTTGCCGTTGATGAGCCGATCCCGCACTTCTTCTGAGAGCGCCGTCGCGCCCGTCTGCTCGGCGTGCGTCGGCGTCCTCGGCGCAATCGAATACGGCGAGAGCTGCGGCTTGGCTCCGGGATTCGTCACCCGCTGCGCGGACAGAAGCTTCTTCCACGCATCATCCCGACCCGCGCGGTTCTCCTGCTCGCGCCCGACGGTCTGGGTGAAGAAGTCGTTATCCGCCTGTGCGTTCAGCATGCCCGCCGTGCGGTCCCGCTCCAGCAGCAGACCCGCGAGGTCCATCTGCCCCGAGAACTGATTGCCGCGATTGTTCGCCCGCGCCTGTGACGCCGCGCCGAGCGCCGCGCCGACCGGCTTGATGAGTGCGTTGAGAAATCCAAACATCGTCGTCTCCTAGAGGCTCGCCCAGCGGAAATCGTTCTGGTTGCCGAGATCCCACTCACGGAGCGCCAACTCCCGCAGGAACTGGTCCATGCTGAGATCCTGTCCCCGGCGTCCGAGCGCCAACTGCCCGAGGCCGAGCGTCCGGTTCAGATCCAGCCCGGCGAAGCCGAGCGCGTTCTGCGAGGTCAGGGCGGTGTTCTGCGCTGACAGGCCCAGCGACTGCATCTGGTTGTCCAGCAGCGACATCTCCCGCGTCAGGCCCGCCTGCTGTTCGGCTGTCAGCAGCCCCCGCGCGCTGTTGAGCGCGTTCTCGATCTCGGCGCGACGGGACATCAGCTCGCGGCCCAGCAGTTCCGCCTGGAAGCCGCCGACCGCCTGCCCGGTTTTCTCGGCGGCCATGCGCTGCTCGCCACGCAGGTTCGCGATCGGCCCCGAGGCTTCCGCCACATCCGAGAGGTAATCGCGCTTCGCCCGCGTCTGCTCGTTGCGGAAGGCGTCGACCTGGCCCTTGATGATCGGGTCGTTCGCGTCGATCTGTGTGCCCTGCTGCGCCCGGCTCATCAGCTCGCCATAGAGCGCGTCCCGGCGGGTTTTCTGCTCGGCGTCACGCGCGGCGGCGGCGGCCTGCTGCTCGCGCAACATCGCCATCTGCTGGCTAATCAGCCCGGTCTGCGCCTGAATCGCGGCCGACACGCCGGCGTCGTTCCACGACTGCGTGGGCGGCGGGGCCTGCGTCGGCGGCGGCGTTGTCCCGCCCCCGCTGCCGGTGCTGTTCGCGCCGCGCTGTTTGTACTGCGTCTCGAGCGCCTTCTTGAAGTTCTCGTACTCGTCGGGCGAGCTGATGCCGGACTGCTGCCAGTTGGCATTCGGGTCGTTCTGGAGTTCGCGATACTTGATCGCGCCACGGCCGTACTCGTCGAGCTTGTCTGTGTCGCCCTGCTCGTAGGCCACGTTGTATCGCTTTGCCAGCCCCTCGACGTATTCGCGGTTCGTCGCCATGTTATGCCTGCTCCAAGATCGTCACGCGGTCCGATACCGCCTTGAGGTCTGTCCGTAGCTTGACGCCCTGCGCTTGCAGGATGCTAACGGTCGTCTGCGTGGAGGCCACCGCTACCTCGACGGCGTCCAACCGCGTAGACAGAATCCGCAGCGCGGACTCGGCCTTCTCGGCTCGCGCCAGCAGTCGCGCGAGCCGCTCATCTAACCGCCCGCGCTCACCGACCGCCGCCGCCTGGTAGGCCGCCAGATCGACGAGCGTGCCACCGGCTGGCGGGTCCGGCATCGTCCACGACCCGTCCGGCTGCTGGTCCGGGCCGAGCGCCCGCTTGGCGACCACCACGCCCCCGTCCACGATCACGTAGTGCTGCGTTGCGGGCTTCATAGCACCGACACCACGCGCCAGATCTCGCTCCCAACGTCGTAGTAGAGCCAGATGTATTCGTTCGACCCGAGCGACACATCCGCCGCGTTCGGGCACCCGAAGCGGTTGTAGTACTGGCTGCTCGCGTTGTTGTGCTTGAGCGTGACCGTGTAGTTGCCACGATTGCCAAAGATCAGTAGGCGCTTCTGCCGCTGCCCCCGGTCTAGCCCCGTGATATTCCGGTCGGCGTCCGTTTCAACCTCGACGATCACGGCATCCACCAACCCCGCCGGGTTGTAGTCGTTGACGCTCGCCGTCCACTGCGGCGGGCGCAGGCCGATCACGTGCGTCTGGTTGCCGGCCGCGTCGAACAGCCACGAGCCCTTCGTGAACGTCAGCCGCCCGTCAATCGGCAGCAGCCGATCCGTGCGCCGCGTGCTCAGGCTGTCGCACGTAATGGCGGTGTGTGCGCCCGTGTCGCCGTCGTGTTCCTGCTCGATGGTGGCGTTGACCGCCGCCAGCACGGCGTCGAGTTCCAGATCGACACCGGGCGGCAGGAGTTCCCGGAAGGAGAGGCCGATCATGCCGTCTGCTCCTGTTCTTCTTGCACGTCCAGCCGGTTCACGACCCACTGCGCCGTCGGGCTGGTCACGTCCGTGATCTGGAATTGCGCGACCGTCAACTCTGAGCCCTTCAGGTGATCGAGCGGCGCGAGGATGTCCGTCTCCGAGGCCGTGGGCGAGAGGCTAATGTCGGACACCGTCGCCGTGGTTTCCAGCCCGAAGTCCCGGATGCACTTGAGCGTCACGGCCGCACTCGCCACGGCGGCCCCGCAGAGCGTCGCCGCCCGCACCTGGAATTTCTGGAGCAGCGACCGCAGGAAGTACGGCCGCGTCGTCACCGTCGCCGTGTAGGCCGTGCCGCTATCGGTCGTCCCGGTGTCGCACAGGTGCGCGAGGGACAGCCCCTCCGTGCCAATGAGCGGCACCAGCACCAGACTCCGCGCCGTGTTGGCTTCGAGGTTGTCCGCGTAGAGGCAGGCGCACAGCGCCGAGGCCCGCGTACCCGTCCAGACCGCCCAGCCCTTCCGCACGCCGTCCGCGAAGTCCCGCGCCAAGCCCGTATGCAGCACGATCATGGTTGTCGGCGTGTTCCCGCCGCTCACTGACAACGCCCACTGCACCTGTCGCTTGTAGGGGTAATACAGCCCCGTGCAGACGACTTTCGTGGCGTCGACGTTCAGCGTCTCCCACGTCACCCGCAGGTCATCGCCGCACCGCTTGATCCCGCCGACGCCGATCCGACACGGCCCCGCGTCCGGGTCGATGAAGTAGACGGCCGGCGAGCCCGCCGCGTCGACGCCGTTCACCACGGACCCCGGCACCGCGCCGAGCGTGTTCGAGAACTTGATCGCCGCGTAGGCGGCCTGCCGCTTGCCGGTGCGGATCAGCTTGTAGACCGCGCTCGTCTTGAACACCCAGATCGCGCCGAGGGCCGGGGCGCTCATCCCCGTGATGGGACCGCCCTCGTAGGTGTCGAGATCGAGGAACGGGTCGGTGTCCGTCTCGAACCGCTCATCGTTGCCCACCCCGTCCGCCCCGAAGACCGGCGTCCAGCCCACGCGCGAGGCGAAGTCCGCGTCCTCCCACGAACCCGCCCACAGCAGCCGGTCCTCGTCCGTCGTCAGATACTTCGCGGAGGGAATCAGCGCGTAGTCGCCGCTATCCTCGGACAACGTGAACGCGGTATAGCCCGTCGTGTAGGCCGTCGAGTCGTCATAGGTGGCGGTGCCGACGACCGTTGTGGCGATCCGGTAGAAGTTGACGTCGTCCGTGCTGGCTTCCAACTCCCAGTGCGTTTCGCCCTCGCTGATGGACGCGGGCTTCGTGACGCGCACGGACGCCCCCGACCCACTCGGCGTAATGCCCGTGCTGTCGGACGGCTCACTGCGGAGGACGGTGGTCCCGCCGACTTGGACCGTGTAGCGGACCCGGTAGTAGCGCGTGCCCGACAGGGTGCCGACGCCCGTGTTCGCCGTGGTGGGCGCGGACGGTTCCGCCAGCCCCACCCGCCGCATGGACGTGCCGTCCCACACATGCAGCCGGTCCACGTTGCTGTCGTAGGCAAAAAACAGCTTCCCGTGCAGCGTCACCGCCGCCCAGCGATACTGCGCCAACCCGGACAGGTTCGGCGTGTCGCTGATCGTGACTTCCGCCTGCCAGGTCGACGTCTTGCGACCGAGCGCCGCCGTGCTGGTGCCCGTCACACCCAGCAGCCACAGCTCGGACGCCGTCTCATCCGCCGTTGGCAGATGCCGATGGGCGAACGTGATCCGGTCCTTCCCGGACAGGAACGCCGGGAGGGTCACGGCGCTCGTGCCCTTGCGGCGCTCGGCCAGCATGGACGTGAACCATTCGACATTGCGCGCGAGCACGGCCTGATCGTCCGGGATGGCAATCGCCGGATCGCTGTTGTTCATGCCGCCACGAAGGCTTGTGATGGCGAGGTCGGGCATTACGCCATTAGCTCCGTCAGCACGATCGTGCTGACCGCGCTGCTCAGTTGCACGCTGGCCGTCGCGATGTTCCCGGCGCTGGCGTACTGCGTTTTGTAGGCCACGGCGGAGGACGTGGCCGGGGCGTCGAGGTACGACGCACTGACCGCGCCGAAGTAGTTGCGCGCCGCCGTGCTGGTATTGCCCCCCTGCACCGAGAGCACCGCAAGGTCCGTCGAGGCCCGCACAAGCTTCAGATTGAGCCCCGTGTCGTTAACCTTCCCGCAGCCGTTCTGATGCACGTCCACCTTGACGCGGTTCGCCGCACTGGTCGGCGTGATGCTCGCCGTCAAGCCGGAATCCGCGTAGGCGCTGGACGAACTGTTCGCTTCCGTGCTGTGCGTGCCCATGACGGTCTGGATGGGCCGTCCCGGTAGCGGCACATCCGCCGTGTAGACCTGCGCCCGCGTCGGCGCACTGGCATACGTGCCCGCCGTCGCCAGCCCACTCTCGTAGGTGACATACCCGAGCACGACGTAGGCTTTCGAGGTCACCCCGGTGTCGGTGTAGAACACCTGCGCGGAATCCGCGCCCGTGCCGATAGTCGTGGACGATGCGATGCCCCACGCCCCCAACGGGTAGAGGCTCGTGCTGTTCGCGCAGTTGATGATGCCGAGGCGTACCGTCCCGGCATCGTTGAACGCGACAATCCAGGCCCGGAAGGCAACGTTATTGGACGTGCCCAGCGTGGCGGTATCTGGCACGACCACGGTGGCGGCGGCCGTAACCTGCACTTTGGTCGGCGTGCCCGTGGCGGCCGTGACATTGCGGAACCAGAGATCCACGGGGTCCGTCGCGCTCGGGGTGCCGCCGCTGTTGGACACCAGCGCCACGGTCAAGGCGTTCCCGGCCACCGACGCCGACAGGCCCCACCCCACGATGGCGTTTAGCGTGGACCCGTCCGTCACCAGCCCCGTGCCAGGCGCGAGGCCGAGCGTCGTGCGCTGATTACTCGCCGCCGCATCATCCAACAGCGCCCGGCCGGCGGCCGTGCAGGTAATCTCCTCGACATCACCCGCGCCAGCCGTGGACCGTCCCAGCAGCTTGTCCGTCGCGGAGACGTTCTGCATCTTCGCGTAGGTCACGGCATCGTTTGCGATGGTCGTCGTCCCGCTGCCGGCGCTGGCCGTTACGTCTCCGGTCAGGGCTGACCGCTGAATCCCGCCGCTGCCGGTAAACTCCAGGCCGCCGCCGACCGTGAGCTGCTCCGTCTCGCCCGTGCCGGCCGTGTCCCGGCCGATCAACCGATCGGTCGTGATGTTGCCCAGAAACTCGGCCCCGAGGTTCGCCACGTAGGGCGCATCCGCCTGTGCGACGGCGAACGGCGCGACGCCCGCGCCACGGTCGAACGTCAGCAGGCCGCTCTGTGTGTAGGACGTGCCGCCCGTGTTCCCGCTGCCGCTGCCGCCGCCACTCGCCCCCACCGTCGACGCACTCCCCTGCCGGGTCAGCGCCATCGGGGAATCGGCCAGATGGAACCGCAGGTCCGCCAGCAACTGCTCGGCGCGGTCCTGATACTGCTTGGCGAGGCCCGCCTTTTCCTTCTTGAGCAGTTCTTCCGAAATCACGAACCATGCCAGGATGTCGTGGAACGACTCCGGGAACACCGGCTCATCAGACCCGGACAGGTCCGACAGCGTCGTCCAGCCGTCCGCTTGGAGGCTGTAGCTGCTCCCGGTGGCCGGGACGACATCGAGGCGCACCGTCACGCTGTCGGCGTCGGTGTTCTGGAGCGCCCACTTCGACGGCTGACCCGTGCCCGGCTGCGTCCCGCGCAGTTCGTGGATCGAGGTTTCCGTCAGCAGCCGGATCGCCGTCGACGTCGTGGCGTCAATGATCCGGTCAATCTTTTCGATCTCGGTGAACGTGACCGTCGACACGCCCTCCGTCGTCGTGGTACTGCGCGTCACGAACCGCGCCGCGTTCAGCCCGAGCAGGGACGTGACCCGCCGGTAGTGCCGATTGACCGACTTGCCGACACGGGTATCCGCCTCAGTGCTGGTGAGGGACAGGTAGTCCTTAACGACGGTCTTCAGCTCTGTAAATGTGATGGCCCTACCCTCTTACTTTCCGCGATCCAGAGAGCAACCGACTCACTGACGCACTTGAACGGTTGAACCGTCGCGCGATGTCCACCTGAGTCACGCCCGCGCCGTGCAACGACCGCATTTCGGACAACTCTCTCGGCGTGCATCTACGGGCCAGCGTGAAGCGCCTACGCGCCTCCACTTCCGTGCGCCTGTACGTTCTCAACGCAGCGCTGGCAGCCGCTTTGCGCCTCAGGCCTAACCATCTCCACAGCATCGCAATGACGGCTTGGCCGGCTTCAAAGGTCGTGGTCGTCCACGTCCAATACGGCTTATGGTTTGCTTTCCCGGAGTGCCTAGGCCCGTACACCGCCCCAACGCCGATAACGCGCGCGAATCTGCGCACCACGTCTTCGTCTGTTGACACAAGCTGACACCTGAGCCTGCGCCGTGTCTTACCGTCAGCAAAACACCCGACGTTGCCCTCGCCCTCGAATAACCCAGCCGCCCACGCCAGCTCCGTGAATGTCACAGACGCACCCCATCCCGCCGCGCTTCATCGCGGAGCCGTTTCGCCCGCTGCGCCTCGCCGCTGCGCTGCCAGTCCGCCCGCACCCGCGCGTCCTTCGTGCGGTCCTCGCTGTAGACGTCCGTCCACGGCGTCAGCCCGCGCTTGAGGCATTCCTGCCGGATTTCCGATCGCGAGTAGTAGGTGCGCGGCGTCCCGTCCTCGTGGCAGAGGCCGTGCTCGATGGTCAGCCCGCCGGGGATGTCGTCCGGCCGCACGACGTAGTGGACCGGGCGCGGTTCCAGCGGGCACAGGAACACGCCGTGCTCCCCGTGTGTGAGTGGCTGATAGCACCGCTCGCAGACCATTACGCGCCTCCGTCGGCCTGTCTGCGCTCGATGCGCGGGGCCGAGTCCCAGTTCGGGTTAGCGATGCCGGGTGTCTGCGGGTCGGACGGCTGACCGGGCACCGGCTCCGGCGTCGGCAGCGTCAGGTTGACCCCGAGCAGCTCCAGCGCCTGCATGAGCTTCTGGGCGGCCTGCACGTCCTCCGGCGTCGGGGCCTGCTGCGTCCGCATCAGCGTCGCCATCACCACGGGGTCGTGGAGATCGAGGGCGCTCGAGATCGACAGCTTCACCGGCTCCGGCGGCTTCGGCTGGGGATCGATGACGACCTGCGCCGGATCTTCCCCGAGCAGTTCCCAGATCTTCGCGACGACCGGCTTGATGTTGACGTGCCCACTCTGGGCGGTCAGGTTCAGGCCCTTCGTCAGCCGCTCGATCTGCTCATCGGCCTCGAGGCGCACCGTCGCATCGACGCGCGTGTTGTAGGTGAAGGCGTTGCCGAGTTCCTGCCGCAGCGGCCCGAGCGCGTCCGGCAGCGGGAACCGGCCATAGAGCGCCAGATGCCCGGCCAGCACTTCCACGATGCCGAGGAAGAAGCGGCTGACCTTGTCCTGCTCCTGCCCCACGCGGCGCTGGAAGTTCCGCTCGATGATCCCGGCCTCTCGGGCGCTGCGCTCGCCCGCCGCAAAGGCCCCGGCCTGGTTCGTGCCGACCTGCCAGATCTCGGTGAGGTCGCCCTTGATGACGCGGTCAAACTCGAACCGCTCGGCCGGGTAGGACGCACGGGCCACTTCACCGATGGCGCGTTCTCCCGCACCGTTGATGCCGATGAAGCCCTGAAAATCGCCCTTTTCGAGCTGGTTGCGGGTGTTCGGCCCGACGCGGTTCGTGTCGAACCACCGGATCGGCGTCGAGTGCTTCCGCTGCTGGACCATCGCATCGCGCGAGGCTTCCAGCTCCTCCACCTGGAACCGGCCGACCGACGAATCGGACGGCGGCAGCGCGTCGTCGCTGATGTAGGTGAGCGTGAGAATCCGAATCGGATTCTTCACGACACCGATCAGCCGGCCGTCCTCGAGCCGCGCCTGCGCCCGATACGGCTCGTTGATGACCGGCTCCTCGAGGCCGTCGACAAACACCACACGCTGGAGCGCCGAGAAGCTGGTTTCCTCGGGGTGGTAGTAGTGCCGCCAGTAGAACACCTGCGTGTAGTTGACGACGTCGGTGTCTTTGAACGCGAGGGAGTCCGAGTTCAGGCTGTGCGTCGTCCCGCTGGCCCGACGATCCGTCTGGAGCACCTTCTCCTTAACGTCGTCGGTCAGGCCGAGATTCGACACGGCCTGCGCCCACGTCATCCGGCCTTCTTCGCCCAGCCACCGCGCCTGGTCGTAGGTGCTGCCGGTGAAGTCGTCCGGGATCAGCAGGTCCGCCGGGGAGATGCGCTGCGCGAGATACCGGACGTCGGTGGGGGCGTCGACCTCCACCATCGGGATCTCGATGGCCCCCTGCATGAGCAGCGCCTGCTCCTGCGGGCTGAGCGTCGCCGGGTCGACTTCCGGCACCTGGCGCTTTTCCGTCTTGATCTCGCACGACACCAGCACGCCCGCGATGCCCGAGGCGTTGATGACGTCCGCGAGGCATTCCTCGATGGTGGCCCCGATGGCGGCCTGCCCGACCACGTCGTTCAGTTCGCGGCCAAAGACCTGCACGGCCTCGGCAAACCGCTCATCCCGTGGCGTGAGGCGGACTTCCGGCGTCTGGGAGTAGAGCTGCGCGATCTTGGCTTTGGTGAGCGGCCAGTCCTGATTGACCGAGATGCCCCGGCTTTCCCGAATGGCGATCCGGTCGGCGGCGTCGCGCGTCTTACTGATCGACCCCTTGCGGAGATCGACGTTCTCCTGCCACTCCGACACGCGGTCGTCGCGGCGCTTCTTGGCTGCCGCGATGCGATGCTGCCACGCGGCCCACGGCGTCTGCTCGCTCATCTGGTGTCGTCCGCCTTCACGTCCTCAGAAACACAACGGGGCCGACCCGGCACCTGCCGAGACGGCCCCCTAACCCCGGAGTCGGGACAGATTGTCCGACCGCGCTAGTGCGTGGTCTGTTCCGCCCAGATTTTCCCGATGAGCGTGTCGAAGTCCGGCGCGAGCGCGTAGAACCGCATCCGGTCGTCCGGCGTGCCCGTCTTGTAGAGCAGATGCACGCTGTTCTTCGCGTCGCGTGCGACTTCCACCTTGCCGCCGAGATACCGCCCCGGCTTCAACTCCGCAACCCGAGAGATCGTCTCAGGCTGAAGGCCCCGCGCCTGCGCCTTCTTGCCGTTCTGGTAGACCGGCACCGGGAAGTCCGCAAAGACGCCCTCCTCGCGCAGCCGCTCCTGATACTTGGGATGGCCGAAGCCGATCTCGGGTGCGGGGGCGTTCGCCGCCAACTGCTCCAGGACGGCGGCAATGCGGTCGTCGGTGGTCGTCTCGGTCGCCTGTCGGGCCATGTCTGTCTGCTCCTTAGTGCGTCACACGCGAGGCGTGGACGCTGTATCCGTCGCCGCCGATGCCGGGCACCGGGCGGGTGTAGCCGTGTGCGGTGAGCCAGTCCGTGATCGCGTCGGTGTGCTGCACATACTCGAACCACAACAGCGGGCGGGACGTCGTAATCAGCCGCTCCGCCCCGCGCCACACGTCGACTTCCGCGCCTTCCACGTCCAGCACTAGCGCATCCACGGGGTCCGCGATGACGTCATCGAGGCGGACCTGCGGGATGTCGCCCGCCCCCTCGACGCGCCAGAGGCCCGCCTGCGCCTTCGGACGAGTCAGCCCGACCCGCCCCGGCACCGATCCGAGCGCCGCCGCCGTCACTGTGATCGCCGGCCAGTCCGCCACGTTGGTCTGGAGCGCCGCGACGTTGGCTGGCTCCGGTTCGAACGTGTAGACCCGCGCGAAGTAGAGGGACAGCGCCAGCGGCCACAGCCCCGCACAGCCCCCGGCCTGCACCACGACCCCATGCCCGGCCGACCGCTCCGCGATGGCAATCGCCGCGACCTGCGCCGTTACCCACTTCTGGTGCGGGTGCGTGAAGTCCGGCGGATAGGTCGTTACGCGCATTCCGCCATCGCCTCGGGCATCCGCTCCCGCTCCACGCCCATGTCGTAGCCGTAGCGATGCGACAACGGGGGCGGGGTCGGATGCGTCACCGGGTCCAGCAACATCTCCGGCGTGATGAGATTCGACTCGCGCGTATCGAAGATGATTTCGACGCCGCGCGCATTCGCCAGCCGGAGCCAGTAGAGGAACGTCCCGTGGTGCTTCCACCACTTCTGCGCCGCCTCGCCCGTGCGATCCCGGCAATACGGCTGGCCGACGCCGTAGAGAATCCAGCGGTCAAAGCCTTCCAGGAGGGCCAGCGCCGCCATGTAGTCCAACTGACAGCCGAAATAACCCGCCCCGAAGGCGTCCGTCACGGCGTCAATCGGATACGCGCGACTGGCGAGGATCGACGGGTGCCGCTCGGTGAAGTAGATCGGCCGCTCGCTGCCCTGTTTGTGGTACCACGCCAGCACATCCGGCCGCATGGCCCGGATGCCCGGATAAAACGAGTTCGGCTCGATCGCGTGAATGTCGAACCAGCGGGACCAGTCATACAGCATCCAGTCCCACGCCCGCGCACTCGTAGACTGGAGCCACAGCTCCGCGTCCGGGAAGTGGAAGCGAGGACTTTCGACCGTGTGACGATACCCACCGAGGATGACTGCTTTCACACGCCTCCCGTGAGGAACGGCGGCGGCTGAGAGTATGCCTCCCAGCCGCCGAACCCGTGTTAGCCGGCCGATTCGTTCGAGTGGCCGACGAAGGCGCGATCGATCTGCACCTGTGCGGAGCCACCGTCGGCACCCGCCGCGTTGCGGATCATCATGTTCAGGATCTGGTCGCCCTTCACGGCCGTGGACGACACGTAGCCCGACACGCCGCCGATGAACAGCGCTGTGTTGGACGTCGTGGCCGACCGCACCGTGATGGTGTCCGACCCGATGTAGGTGAACCACCCGTACTCGGTGGCGGCATCGACGGCCGCCGTGGCAATCGCCACGCTGCCCTTGACGCCGGTCGCCGCGAGCACGGCCGTCCAGATCCCCGGCTGGAACACCACCACCAGGCCGTCCGCGCAGGACGTCACGCCCTTAAGGTAGATGTAGTGGTTCCCATCCGAGAACAGGCGCACCGCGCCGAGGGGGTTCTTCTGGGTGTCGTGGACTTCGCCGGGGGCTCCGACCGCCGGAGAAGCGTCTACGCAATAGGCAGGCATGTTGTCCTCCTTAGGTGAACAGCACGCCGCCCCGCGACCGGTTCCGGGTCGCGAGCTGGCACACCGAGAAGATCTTCATGTTGGACATCGCGGCGTTCACGTGGTCCTGCACCTTCCGGCGCTGACGCCACGCGGACATCACGACGTAGAGCTGCGTGTCGGCCGTGTTGAACATCCACGCGCTGTCCGACGTGTAGGACGCCGAGAACAGGTAGGGGATGGTCTTGAACATGATCTCCGTGAAGCCACCGCTCGCGGAGTTCGTGTTCATGTACCGCTGGTTGGCCGTCAGCGCCGCCTCGTAGTTGGCCTGCATCGTGGCCGACCCGACGATCACGTTGGGCTTCTTGCCGCTCGAACCCTTCGCGCACGAGTTGTAGAGGGTCGTGTAGTCCGCGAGCAGCGTCGCGCCCGTGTCGGTGCCCCAGTCCTTGAACTGGTTCTTCCACCACGTCTCCGTGCCGGAGACGATGGTGCCGACCGTGCCCGTGCCGTCCTCGGTGTAGAGGTCAACGAGCGTGTTGAAGCCGTCCGTGCCGCCCGTGGAGGCGAACAGGGCGTCCTCAATCGCGTCGTCGTGCGAGGCGAGCGCGTTGTCGACGATGGCCGACACGAGGTCGACCTTCTGGTTCTTCTCGGAGTTGACGGCTTCGTCGAAGAAGCTCCAGTTGACCGGGACCACCAGCGGAATGAAGCTGTAGGACGCGGCCGTCAGGATTTCCGTCTTGCCGGTGCTGGTGCCGGTGGAGTCGGTGGCGAGGAAGTCCGCCGCCGAATTGGCCTGGTAGTCGAGCGTGACCTGGAGGGTCGCGCCGCCCAACACCTTCTTGACGCCGCCGAGGCGTTCCAGCCCCTTCAGGAACGAGCTATCCGACCACTGGTCGGCAGCCTTGTTGCGCTCGGTAACGACGTCGTCATACGTCGCCGCCACGAGCTGAGAGAACGGTACGGCCATAGGGCCTCCTCAGACAGAAAGGTTTGGTCCATCGCGTGAGGCTCGATGGGTTTGCCAATCTGCCGGTGAGGGGGGCAGGCCCCTATGGTGCTAGACGCTAGGCGCGTCTGGTGTGAAGAGACTACCGTCAACGATTTGACATGTCAAGCCAAATCGTCAACGGTTTGACGCTAGGCTCCGCGTTCCAGCCGGGACAGCGCCCGCGCGGCCGCGTCGGCGGTCGTCCTCGGGCCGGTGACTTTCGGGGCTTCCCCGGCCGACCGGCTCAAGGCCGGGGCTTTGGGGGCCTGTGCAACTTCCCGGAGCACGGTTTCCCGCATCCGGCCGCTGTCCGCCGTCATCTTCTCGGCGTAGACCTCGAGATAGGCCTGTCGGAAGCTCATGGACGGCCGGCGGCGTTCACGGGCGGCCTGCTGGGAGTCCTCGCGGAGCTTGTCGAGCACGGCCTGCTGGAACGGGGTCAGGCTCCCATCCTCCGCAAGCGGCCCGAACCCCGGCCATTCCGTCGCCTTCTGGATGGTGGTCTGAATGGCGGCGTATTGCGCCTGTTCCTGCTGGGCGCGTTCCCGCTCCTTGACCTGGCGCTCGATGGGGGTGAGCCGCTGATCGAGGGCGTGCCGGACCTGCCACTGGAGCAGCTTTTCCAGCCCCTCCGGGGAGTAGGTGCGCTGCCCGTTCCCGAGGTCGAGGTCAGGCTCCGGCCGCGCCTCGGCCGAGGGCGGGGCCTGCGGGGCCTGTCCCGTCTGGAGAAACCGCTGAAACGCCGGGTTGAGGGTCGCCAGCTCGGCCAGAAGCGCCTCTGGCTCCCCATGGATGCCGCTGGCAATCTGCTCCACCGCCGAGCGGAGTTCCGCGGCCTGCTGTTCCAGCACCCCGCGTTCCGTCGTCCACTTCTCCTGCCCGCGCTTGAGGCCGGAGCCGATCATCTTCAGCACCTTGGAGCGGGGGATGTAGTGCTCGCGGCCGTCCGGCTTGCGGGCGTCCTTGAAGCCAAACTCCGCGAGCAGGGCTTCGATCTCCGTGTCCTCCGGGTTCGCGGTAGGGGTGTCGACGACGGGGGCGGGCGGCTCGGCCGGGGCCGTCTCCACGGGGGCCGGGTTCTCATCGCCGGGGTCGGTGCCGGACTCGAAGGCATCGAATGCCTGACTGGCGATCTCGGCGGTGGGCGTCGGGGCGGCTGCGTCAGCAGCGGGGGTCGATTCGGGCATCTCGGACATTTACCGTCTCCTGTAGCGCAACCGGGAGGCCGATTGGCCTTCCCGCATCCACGACATCCACTCCGGCTCGCTCCGCGACTGCGGGGCGGCCGTCACACTCAACATCCCGGACGAAATCGCGAAATAGGCCAGCGCCACGATCCAGTGATCGAACTTGTGGTCGGCCATCTTCCGAGGATTCTTGTCGTCCCACCGCATTTTGGGGAGGTACTTCGCCAGCATCGGACAGCCGGGCTCGTAGATCTGGAACCGGGGCACGCCGGGCTCGACTTCTTCCCCCAAGAGCGTATGAATCGCGTCCGCGTAGAGCACCCGGTCGTTGATCGAGCACTCAATCGGCACCCCGCCCCTCTCCAAATGGTCTTTGACCGTCACGACGTCGCCGGTTTTCGTGTCGATCACCGGGTCGGCGTAGGTCATCACGACCGGGGTGTCCCCGACGAGTTCCCGCGTCACCGCCTGGATCTGTTTGGACAGGTCCGGGGCGATCGTCTGGAACCACGTTTCCTCGTGGAACGCGATAATCCGCTTCCCCACCACCGCCAACCAGACACAGACCGCCGGATCAGGGTAGAAGCCCATGTCAAAGGCCCGATAGACCTGAATCCACGGCACCTGCAACAGCGGGACGCCGCCGATCTTGGGTAACTCGGGGATGTAGTGGTAGGGCTGGCCGTCTTTCTTCGGATGGACCGTGAACAGCGTGCGGGCATCCATCCGCACGCCGTCGATCCACGCCGCCCGGAAGTGCGCCGGCACCCCCGCAAACTGCTTGAGGTATTCCGCCTCGTCCAGTGAGGGGTTATCCGTCCGGTGGACCGGAATATGGCACCAGTCCGCCGGGTCGTAGGCGGGATCTTCGAGGGGATCGACCGTCTGGTCGACGAAGTACTTGTCCAGCTCCTCGATCGACTCCCCGATGGGGTTTCCGCCGTAGATCTCACAGATGAAGTAGGGCTGCGTCCCGTCCGCCCGCTTCGCTACACGGAGCGACGGGGCCAGCGTCCGCAAATGCTCCCACTTGATCTGCGGGGCTTCATCGACAAACAGGATCGCCGCCTCCGCGCCGACGATCTTGTCGACGTCGTTCTCGTCCTCGCACTGCCGGTAGAACCCGACCGACCCGTTGGGATACGTCGCCGTGCCCTGGTTGTCATTCCACCCGGTATCGACCCCGCCCCACAGCGTCCGCATCTCCCCCCGGAGATAGCGCAGGTGGTTCAACCGCAAGTCCGGCATGTTCCGCCGGACCACGACGTAACTCAGCCCAGGTATCGCCATCGCGAGCGCGTGCAACACCCCGCGCCGGATCAGGAAGCTCTTGCCCCCGCCGCGATTCCCCCGCAGAAAAAACTTGCTCGGCCCCTCCCCCGTCCGCACCCGACGGGCAATCCGCTGGACCGTCGCGAGCTGCGTCCCCGGATGCGGATCGAAGAAGACCTCAGAGTGATCTCCTGAGCCGATGGTGAACGCGTAGGGACTCGCCAGGCTATTGGTCCTCCCGGACCTGCACGGAGCCCAGCACGTAGGTCGCGGTGCCGGTGACGGCCCGCGCAGCGAGCGTCAACACCTCGCCCGGCTGGAGCAGCAATTCGGCATCGCTCAGGGGGAAGTTGCCGCCCCCACTCTGCCCCAGCATGAGCGTCGTCTCGATCTGCTCATTGGACGCGACCGTGCACGTCGTCGCGCCCTGATCCCACTCGGTGACGCTGTTGGTGGAAAACGCCGAGAAATTGACCGGCCCCACCAGTGTGGGATTCCGGAGGAGCGCGAACGCGACCGGCGTCGCGTCATCATGCGAAGCGGAGAGCGACAACACGCGCACGACGGCCTGATTGGGCCGCGCCGCCACGGTCAACCCGTTCCTGATCGAGAACAGCGGATAGTAGGTGCTGGCCGTGGAGCCGACCAACCCATTGGTTTCCCGCTGAAACGAGCCCCGCGGCCCCACCAGCCGGATCTCCCCTTCAATGAAGCCCGCGAAACTGGCGACCGAGACCGCGACATTCGTCGTCGACCCCGCCGAATAGGCCGTCATCGTGAACGGAAACGACGGCTGGGTGAACGTGACCCCCGTCCGGCTATTCGGGAAATTGAACGTGTGGCAGGTGACGAAGTCGGCATTGTTCCCGCCCTCGTCCGGCACCTCCACCTGACACGTCACCGTGCCAAAGCCCAGATACTGCACGCCGATCTGAAACACGTTCCCTTTGGACGGGTCCAACTGAAAGCGCGTCGTATCCGTGCCATCGCACCGGTCGCCATTCCAGTCCGACTGCGGCACCCAGGTATCCGTCGAGGCCACGCCCGCGACGGTTTCCACGTCCGCCCCCGCCGCCGGGACGCCCGCCCCCGTTTGCGCGAGGCTGAACGTGCCACTTTTCGGCCCCGCATCCGAGGCCAGGAACACCACCGTCGCCCCCACCGCTGACGCCGTCCAGCCCGGAAACGTCCCCAGACTGATCTCGTACGCGGTGCGCGTCGTGCTGCCGTTATTGGTCGCCGTCACCGTCACCGTGGACGTGTCCGGCAGCGTCACCACGTACTCATTCGTCGCCGTGGACGCCGTCGTCACCGTGAGCGTGTGGATCTCCCGCACCCCCCCCGTGACATGCAACAACCCGAAGCTCGTCCCGTTGTAACCGAAATAAATCCCCGACTCGGACGTCCCATACCCCGCGACCACAATCGACGCCGCCACCGGGGCCGACCAGACCGCCGTAAACCGCCCGACGACCCCCTGCCCCGGCCGATACCGCAACCGCCGCCGACTCTGGAGCGTCCCGTAGGAATACGCCGTCGTCCCCGTCGACACCGTAAAGAGATTGTTCGCGACCGCCGCCCCCCCCC